TCGTTAGTGCCTATGTACATTACGACATTAAAGAGTTGTGCAATTCTACGATATTCCACAACTCTTTTTTGTTTTTGAAAGTCTATAATGTTAGACATCAGCCAATTCAGCCAGAGTTTCTTTCTCATCTTCTAGCACATCAGATGCGTGGGCCATGTCTTTTAACACAAAGCCAAGATCAACGAATAGAGACTCTGCTTCTATACGAGGAAGTATCAATGCCCTTTCCGCTATTTCAATTACTACATCACCTTCTGCAGTCCAGAAGATGTTGTGTAATTGAGAGCCAGCACTATGGTTATCTGTCATTATTAGTTGAAACCTCTTAGTTTAATTACATTGCGAATACGATCTACTGTAGCAATAGACAGTTTTGTACGTGATACAAACTGTCCTGATTCTACATCACGAGCGACAGAAAGGTATCCTTGGTGATTAGAGAATGATCCTACTGGTTTACCATACCGTTTTGTTGTTCGGCGAAATTGTAAATTGTTACGTCCGATTGGATTTACTGTTGTCATTACGATAGCCTTTCCTGACTAATAAAGTTATGGTCGTTTGAGTATTACAGCTATGAGAACATATATTGCCATAGCTAGATATATTATAAATGAAATATTAATTGCCTCTAGAATTTTGAGTGCGCTTTGTCGGTCCTCGCCAAGTCATACTAAAAAATCTTTAAGAGATTTTTTAGTTTCTTAAAGTTCCCGATAGGGTACTTTTCTTTTTAAAATATAGATGTATCCGAAGGATGCAATCTTCTTAAATTCGCCCCCTGTGGGCGAATTGCTAAAAGTCTCCTTGAGGACTTTTTTATAATCGTATCCCCTCTTGGGGATTCCTTTCTTAAAAAAAATAGATCCCAAGAGAACCTTTCAGTTCTCTTGGGATTTAATTACATTTGTGGATCTAAGTTAATCTTATGTGTTCCAGAGAGTCTACTAACTTAAATTCTTTTAGCTACAGACTCACACGCAGATCCTCATCTGGAAAGAAGGCACCTAGAACGGCTAATATCTCATTCAAAAGATAAACAGCGGGGAGTGTGACTTAGATCCACAAATATAATTAATGTTGAGCAGTTTATAGATATGCTCAGATCTTAAGACGTATTAGAATAAATCGGCAGCTTCATTTGGACTATCAGTGGGTGTAATAGAACCACCACCAACAATATCAAATTGCATTTCGTTAGCACTACCAGTGTACTCAACTAAGTCTGTTACTTGAACAGCTGTGAGTGAACTGAAGATACCTTTACGTCCAGCTGTATCGTATGCCAATTGGTACAATATAACATTGATAGTAGAACCATTACCGATTTTACTTGCATCTATGTTTTTATTATTACCATCAACAACCCTAGGTGGACCATTAGGCTCACCATTTGCTCGTAGTTCATTACGCTTTAAGGATACGTACTTGATACCATCTGCATCTGTTTTGACATTTAGGTGATTATCTTCAGCATACTTTGCAGCTTCTGCTGTTTTGAATTTTGCTTTACATTCGTACTGTCTTTTTCCTGGAGTTAAGCCCTCTTTTGGAGTGACAAACCTAGGGAAGTCGCAAGTTACATCTTCAAGTTTTAGATTACGTGGAGTGAATTCCATAGTTATATTCCTTTATATGGATTTAGATGATTTAGTCTTTAAAAGTTCGGCCCCTGTGGTCGAACCCCTAAAGGATTTTACTTATTAGGACGATTTCCTATAAGTTCCTGATAGTGATCCCAAGCATACCATATGCAAAAGATCATCCAACCTGTAATGAACAGCCACTCTAGCCAGAACATTACTTGAAGTATCCTAAGACTTCTTCAACGTAGTATGTGGCTTTCGCCTTTGTCATCGTAGGATATTTCTTCATTGTGGCTTCAATAGCCTGTGCTTTATTAGTTGCCATAGTAGGCGTTCCTTCTTATGTGGGTTTCAGCTCTTGATATAGCTGTGATTAATTCTTGCGCTGATAGATTCTGATGTACTTGATCAGGTTCCTCAAACAACGCAGACGAAAACTCTTCTATGTCCCCTTCTGGGTTTATGAGAGCTACTTCGATTGTAGTAGCCCCCTTTGGTTGAATTAGAGATAGTTCATAGTCACGAGTCAGTTTGAGTCGCAACCTATTTGTTATGTCATATCCACTCATTCTGGACCCCTGCCTCCTCTGACAAAGCTTATAGACAGGACAGTATGCCCCGACTCTTCCCAACCTTTTACGATTGGATCTATTGACCTGTTAGAATCATCTAGACGATAGAAGAGAGTAGATACTTTACTTGTCTTCTCATTCTGGATAATCATAGTCATACTGTAGCCACTTTCATTAGCCATTGTTAACTCCTTTCAAGAGTTTAATCTATAGGTACATATAAGAATAAGCACCATGCGATTGAGAACCCGAAGGTTCCCAAGAGAAGTAATAGTTCCATCATGCCCACACCCGATTCCAATCAGCAACTGTCATTCCTGTCATAAGGAACTCACGCTCATCAGCATTAAGCATAGGAAAGGCATCTTGTATTAAGCTACCTTCTGTCCACGCAACAAAGCAATCATCGAACACCATTGGATCGACATTGAATGTCATGCAGGTACTTTCACCAGAGATAGGTGATGGTTTACATAAGTGTACCATAGTTAACTCCTTTCAAGAGTTTCTTATTTGCATTAATATCTGAGGGAACTGTTTCTTCCACACACCACGATCTTGCGTATGTGTTATGGTTTCATTACCAGTATCTCTAAGAGCTTTACGAGATTTAGGATTCTGAAGAAAGCTTTTCCTCATTATTTTATACATAAGTAATATATTCCAGTTATTCTTGGTCTTAGTTCCAAGTTTACCAACGTGTTTTGTTCCAGCTTTATCCCATCTTTTATTATAAGTAGCTATGTCAAATTCACCACCTTTCCAAGATTGATAAGCGTGTTCTACACTTTGGTATTTATTACCAGCATCATCGGTGAATGGACGTAAAGCTAAGTTACTCAGCTCACGACATTCATCAGTACTGTACCATATGTTTATAGGCATCGGGTTCTCCTTTCAAGAGACACATTATTCTTCTAAGATCTGGAGCCTGCCGACAGATCCCAGACTTAACAGACAGAGATCAAGTTAGTGTCTACCTTTACAGTTGCTACCAGAGCTATCTGATCTATCAGAACTCTAAGAGAAGTACTATACATATAGATAACTTAAGGGTAGGGTAAGGGAACTCTCCCTATAAGGAACTTAGAGAACATGATCCCCACAGTACCTCTTACAGAATCTTACAGCACATCACTACTCCCGCTAGACTCTATGTGATCACATTCCTTTAGAATCCCTTAGAGAGCCTCTCAGAACCTTTAAGACTCTCAGGGAGTCCCACAGTATCTACACTGATTAGATCACTGAGAGAGTCTCTAAGGAGTTAATAGGGGGGTACAGAAATAAATAAGGGTATAGTGATAATAAATAGTTATTCTCATGTCTCCTTAAGCTCTCAAGGGGGTATACAAAACCCCTACAGATACATACAATTCTACAAAATACTACAATATATCCTCTAAGTCCCTTATAGGGACAATGTAACACAGGAGATAGGGATGGATAACAAGGAGATAATGTCTCTTCTTAATGAAAAAGAGAAAAGGAATAAACTAAAGGGGTATGAGAAAGACTTCTCCTCCTTTGCCCAGGAACAAATCAAGATAATAACTAAGGATACTAGTGTAGGCTTCATACCTTTTGAGTTCAATGAGTGTCAAATAAAGATTACAGAAGCTTTAGATGAGCAATTCAAGAATACTGGTAGAGTTAGAGCTATTATCCTAAAGGCTAGGCAGCAAGGTATCTCTACATACTGTGCTGGTAGGGTCTTTTGGAAGTCTTACTTCTCCCCACACTCTAGATCTGTAGTCATGGCACATGATTCTGCTACATCTGATGCTTTGTTTAGTATGTCTAAGAACCTTATCAGGAACATGGAGGGTAACTTAGTACCAAATGAGATCACATCTAACGCTAAAGAGATTAAGATCCAGTCACCTGCATATAAAGATAAGGATGCTGTAGGCTCTTACAGGCTATATACAGCTGGATCCCCTGAAGCAGGTAGGGGAACTACACCAACCATAGCACATCTCTCAGAGATTGCCTTCTGGACTCACGATGAGAAGATATTAGCTGGTTTATTCCAAGGTATATCACAAGCAGAGGGTACAGAGGTTATTCTAGAGTCTACAGCTAATGGTGCTCAAGGAGAATTCTATAGATTATGGAAGGGTGCTGTTGCAGGGGAGAACGAATACTTACCAATATTTTTACCGTGGTATATAACTCCAGAATATAGACGTACAGCACCTGAAGGTATGGAGTTAATGAAGGAAGAAGAAGAGCTAGTAGAGAACTATGGTCTAGATTATGATCAGATATACTGGAGGAGACTAAAGATTGCCGAAGGTGGTAAGCTTAAGTTTCAACAGGAGTACCCTGCTACTGCAGATGAAGCTTTTATTGTGTCTGGTTCTAATGTATTTAACATTGAAAGATTAAACTCTCTAATACCTATGGCAGAACAAAGGCGTAGTGAGTGGGATCCTTACAGTAAGATGTTTGATGAAAACAAAGAAGGTAATCTTTCTATATATGAGTACCCTAAGTGGGAAGAACCCTATGTTATTGGGGCTGATGTCTCTCTTGGGGTAGGTCAAGACTACAGTGCTGCAGTTGTTATGAATAATAGCTACGAGATTGTAGCTGTCTATAGGAATAATAGGATTGATCCAAGTTTATGGGGAGAATTACTTTTTTATCTAGGCAGATACTACAACAATGCTTTCTTAGCAGTAGAATCTAACTCAATGGGGATAGCTACACTGCAGAAACTAGAACAGATGGGTTATCTAAACCTATATAAACAAACTAAGATGGCTAATGTGTCTAATGAAGAGGGTATGCGTCTAGGTTTTAGAACAACCTCTGCATCTAAACCAGTAATCATAGGGAACTTAAAGAATCTTATAGATAACGAAGACATTATGATACCATCTCCTATATTAATTAGGGAACTAAAAGATTATATCTCCACTGCAAGTGGGAAAACTGAAGCTGCTCCAGGATGTTATGATGATACAGTCATATCTTTAGCAATATGTGCAGAAGTATTACGTACACACTGGGACAAATTAAACACAAGGAATGTATCATGGAGAGAAAAGATATTAGATTTCGAACCAGACGAGACTATGTGGATATGATGGAACTGGAAGATGAGTTCTGTGAGATAGTCATACAACATTGGATGGATGGTAAGGTTCCTCACGATATGGTAAACATAAACGAGGATAGTGAATACGCAAGGGTATACTATGGTTATGCCTAGGTTCTCTAAGTTCCTTAAAGAGAATAAAGTTTCCTGCATTGTCCTCATAACGCGCTGGTGGTCGCGGCAGGTAAACCACCACCAAATTTTTTAGAAAGGGGAGATTAAATGGGTGCTAAATCTAAACATTATTTACCTAATGGTAAAGAGTACAAGGGACCAACTCATAAAGATGCTAAAGGAAAAATTATGTCAGGTGCCACACATACCAAAAACAGTAAGTTCTTGGTTCATAAAAAACCTACAATCAAAAAGTAAATGAATAGTTTTCCTGATGTAGATAAAGATAGCAGTGGTCACATAGATCAAGAAGAGTGGGATGCGCTGCTACTAGATGACAAGCGAAGAAGGATTGAAGATGAAGATGCCCATAGAGATCAAATCAGAAAGATGGCTTGGTTTGCTCTATGGGGTATGTTGCTTTATCCTTTTGGAGTTGTTTTCACAGGTGTTCTTGGGTTACACCAAGCCTCTGAAATTATAGGCAGCATGGCTTCTATATACTTTGTATCTGTAGCTGGTGTTGTCTCTGTATTTATGGGAGTTTCAAACTTAGTTAAAAAAAAGTGAGGAA